GCCGTATTAAACTAGGATTGTTTATTTGGGTCATATAAAATGTTTTTCAGATTACGGTTTTTATAAATAAAAAGATTAAAAGGTAATTTAGTAACAAAAGAATATATGGTTGGTTCTAATTCACCAAGATTTAATAATAATAATTCTTGTGACGCAAGCTTTGTAGGAGTTATTAACTTTAGTAAAATAACTAACAAGATAGGAGTATGTAAATGTCCCAAAGTTGAAAGGTTAAAGATTCCTTTTAGTTCTGATATAGGTTTACGTAATGGAGAAAGGGTATCCAGATGCACTCAGTGTGGTGATTTAGATTGTATCATAATGGGGATTCTCTGTATAAACTGTCACACAACTGATCTTAAAAAATGTGGATACAATAAGGTTCAGTGTAATCGTTGTAGATTACCACGTCAGTTATAGTTGCCCTAGCTATATATTGCTAATTAGTAATAAATAAATTAAGTTATAAAGGCTAATTTAGTAATAAAAAGAGTAATTTAGTTAAAAAATAATAAATTAATAATAGATTAATAATAAAATGGGGTTAATTTATTACTAAATAAGTAATAAAGATTAATTTAGTAATAATATTAAAAAAAGTAATTAATAAAAGATTAATTATTATTAATTTAGTAATAGATTTAACAAAAAAAGAGCTAATTTAGTAATAAAATAATAAAAAAGGCTAATTTTAGTAATAAATTAGTAATAAAGATTAATTTATTACTAAATGAGATTAATAAATGATAAATATAAATGATAAATTAGTAATAAAATAGGGGTAACTAAAGATTCTTATATTATTAAATATATTGATTACAGTTATATATAATTATATTGTATAATAGTATAATATAAACAATGTCAGGTTGCGGTTGTAATGTTAGTAATTGTTGTAGATTAGATGGTGTTTGTTGTAAAAAAGAAAAATGCCGCAAAAGATGCCGCACAGAAACAGTAAATGTTACCGAAAATAATATCGTCTTCTATACGACAAATTTGGTTAATAATTGGCAAGGTATACGATGGTTAAGGCATAATGGAACCTATATATTAACAGGGACTAATAACAACTCAGGTATTATAAATATAAGTCCTATTAATACTCTTAGTCTTTCAGTATACGCAGTAAATTTTCCCAATGCACTAGCTACTAGTGCTTATAATTCCGATGTACCTGATGTAGATGCAGCACCTTTACGTGTAGTTGGCACATATAGGAATAATACTGCTACTATATTTGGCTTTTTATTCAGGGGTACGGTCGATGAGCTAAATGATTCTACAAGATTTAGGACTATCCAAATTGGATCTTTATTCACCTTTGCTCATGCTGTAATGGGTGATCTTGTGGTCGGCACTAATAATAATGCTGCTCAGAGCAATACTTTTAATTTACCATTGGGTCCTATAAATGCCTTCGTCTATAATATTGAAACTGGTCTTTCAGATAAAGTACATTTCCCTGGTTCGGTGTCGAATGCCGCATATGGTGTATGGCATAATGGAGGCACATCTTACACGATTTGTGGTGGTTATTCATTCTCTGCTATCGAAATTAGTAGCATATATTTAGATAGAAATGGGGTAGCTTTACCATTACCATTCGGACATGCCTTCTTAGTCGATTATGACTCGAATACTAGATGTTTTAAGAATTGGACAACATTTAATTATCCCGAAAGAAATATTGTAACACATTTTCAAGGAATAAGTGCAGTATCTGCAAGACGCAACTTTTATCAATTAGCAGCAGTATCGGCTCCTATAACATCGACTAATGTAACACAGGGATCGTGGGTAGAAGTTGAAAGAGTTAGAGAAGAGTGTGCTCGCAGAGATTCATTCAAAGTTAAGAGATGGATCGATGTTAATTTTCCACCTGGAAACAATATCCTAAATGCCGTAAATTCTGTTGCTGGGAACAATGTTGTTGGATTTGCAGAAGTTAATAATCTTAATATAATCCCATATCAAGCGCAACTCTTAGTTTCTGGATTCGATCTTGCCTTTTAGTAGCCCTTTTTTGTTAAAAAAGCCTAGGAAAAAACTCTACATTATGAACTGTGATTAAAAAAAATGAATTTACTAATTTTATTAATTATTAAATTAATTAATAATGTTTTTCAAGATTATTGCTACATCAACTACTGGTATCGTCCAGACTTTTGGTAGATTTAGCCATACACTCAAACCTGGGTTAAACTTTTATATTCCTTTCATTCAAAAGGTTAACCCAATAAGTAATCGCTTACACCAAAAATCAGTACATTTACAAGTTAAGACACGTGATAATGTTTTAACGAATCTTGGTATAGATGTACAATACAAGATAAAACCAGAAGACAGTGAGAAAGCATTTTTCAGTTTAGATGATCCTTTAGGACAGATGGATGCCTTTATTAAGAATGAAGTAAGATCACGTGTACCAAAGATGAAATTAGATGAATTATTCGAATCTCCTGACGAAATTAGTAATGCAATTAGCGAGACTCTCGCTCCTAAAATGCAAATGCATGGTTTTACCATCGAAAATACCCTTTTAACGACTATCGATCCAGATGCTTCAGTTATGAAAGCTATGAATCAGATTAATGCATCAGAAAGATTAAAGGAAGCTGCAAAGAATGAAGCAGAAGCAGATTATATAAAACAAGTTCGACATGCAGAAGCAGATAGAGATAGAAAACGATTACAAGGTGAAGGTATTTCTCAACAGCGACAGGCAATTATGAAAGGATATAGTGATGGTGTTGCAGATATGTCAAAGAGTTTTGGTATGGATCATCGTTCAATAGTTGAATTCGTTCTTAAAACACAACATCTCGATACTATAGAGAATATTGGCAAGACACAAAATACCAAGGTCCTCTTCTTAAATCATTCGGTTAATAGTGATACTAATAATAACAGTAATAACAGTAATAACAGTAATAACAGTAATAACAGTAATAATAGTAATAATAATAGTAATACCAACAATACTAATAATACTAATAATACTAATAATAATAACAATAATAATCAATTACTCGAAACATTACTACAAGTTAACGAGACAAAGTAATTAAATTATATAGATTTAAAAATCTCTAGGGTAGGGCTTTTTTTAAGGGCTATTTTAAATTAATTATTAAAGAATAATATATAAATGAAAAATGCATTATTATATTTAATATTCTTTATTATCTTACTATTGCTTTGTCTTTTTAAAGAAGAAAGGCAAGTTGGAGGTAATCCACCGTGGTATTTCTTTGCAAATGATCCAGATTTGCTACCTGGTCCAATTTCCAGTGGTACCACAAAGAATATGAGTTATGATATTCGTGGTGACCCTTACATACCTTTTCATGCAGTTAGTCCTTGGTATAATCCGACATCTTTCCCAATAAGAAACAGAGTAGCCCTTTTTTAAACTAAAGAGACAAAAAACCCCTAAAGGTCTCCTTAGTTGACTCCCTTCGGTCGATAGACTAGGGGAATAAACTCTATCCTAGAGATTTTAAAATTGATTTTTAGTAGAAAATCCAATAGGGCGGGTTCAAAAGGGTTTACAGCTTCAACTTCGCTTTATAAGATATAGCCGGACTCGCGCAGCGAGTCCAATAAGGCAGGGTTTAAAAGGGCGGCCGCTGCCCTTTAGAGGAAAATAGAATCTGGATCGGTAAGTTTGTGTTTATAGTCGAGAATGTTATTGCAATCTAAATAATAGAAGAAGAATTTCTGGAGTGTTGCAACTGTTATATTTTCGGGAAAATCAGTATAAAATTCATCGAAGCTACTTAGTTGATCAGGTAGATAAGCTTTAAAAATTGCGAATACCTGACTCTTATCAGCATATTCTAAGGATATATGTCGATCAGCACGACCTGGACGTAGAAGCGCTGGATCGATATTCTCTTTATGATTCGTCGTCATAAAAAGGATAATACCTTCTTTAGAGGATAAACCATCAATAATGTTTATAAAATCGCTAAAAGATAATTCACCAAATGCAGGCGTTTCTCGACCATTGTATAGTGCATCTACATCTTCGATAACAACGAAAGAGTTCTTTCCAACATTATCTAAGATCCACATTAAATTATCTTTATCCATACGCTTATCGATACTAATAATATTGATATCCGCATTGAAATAGGATGCTAAAGCGTGCACCAATGTCGTCTTTCCAGTACCAGGTGGACCTGACAACATATAACCGCGACGATAGGGAACACTAAACTTACGATATATTGAGAGACTGTTATAAAACTTTTCAATATCTTGTATTAAAGAATCACCTAGATTCTCTGGAAGATAGACGGTCTCCATTGGTCTCTTAAGGACATTCTTGGCTCTACCCAAGTTATGACTAATACGAATGGTATTGTTATCCTTTAAATTTAATTTTAACCATACCTGGTTTAACATTTCTTTAATTACATCTATATTTCCAATAAGTGTTAAACGTTTATCGATGGGTTCCATACCTGCCTTAAAATAATTCTCTGTCACAATAATATCTAAATGTGAAGTATTATTAATGTTAACTCTAAATTCACCAGGTGAAATACGATATAAATAATCATCTACACCTCTTATATTTGTTAAAGTTTTTAAGAGAAAAGCCTCTGGATACATAGTTAATAAATAATTTTCGGTTGCATAATAGCTATTACCAGTTACTGTTATCTCATATATTTCATTAACTGGATCAATTCTATAAAGAAGATCGGTAATGTCTAAATTATTATTTATTACTAATGACTTAGTTGTAGTTAATTCAGCATCTTTAGCTGCTATTTCTAAAATAATAGCAGCTATTACAATGACTATTCCAACAAACATATAGTTTTAAAAAGACTTGACTTAAGGAGATAAATCTAGATTAGATAAAATAAATAATCAATTTTTATTTATCATATATTGTATTAGCTTGATGAGTGTAAAGACCAGATAAAAAAATTGATAAACATTAATTTTGCTGCTAAATAATAGCAGATGAGTTTTGATTCAAAGATAAATGAGAAATTAGAGGAGATACAGCGTAAGAAAGGGATAATAAATGATGCAGAAAAGCGTATTAAAAATTTAGAGATTGAAATCTTCTTACTCAAAAAGAAGAAAATAGATTATAGAAATAAAGTATTATCATGTAGTGTTAAACCAGTTGATTCAGATGTTTTTTGTGATATATGTAACAGAAGGAGTATTCGATATGCTCTTTCATATAATGATACTGATGTATGCCTTGATTGCTGTGAGGATCTTAAAAAAGAGGAAAAAGATTCCTCGATGGTAATTAGATCAAACTGGTTTAGAAAGATCATTAATACATTTTCATAAAGAAAAGGTTATGTTGGCAAAGCAGAAATTTTTCCTATAAATAATTTCCTATAGTCTAGAAAATAAAATGAGCTTTTTAAACGCGCCCGCGAGCGCAGCGAGCTTTATGAATAATTAGAGTAAGCAAAAGCATTAAAAACCCAGACTCGCGACTGTCGTTTAGTGCATTACAAAGTATGTTGTGTGTGTTCCACAACATAGAGGTCTTTGTGTTTTTACGCCTTAGTGGCAGTCGGCTTCGGGTTCGCCGCACGGTAGGCCTTGATCGCAGCAATGCGGGCCTCGAACGGTGCCTTCTCAGCGTCCGAAAGGTTCTTCCAGACGCCAGCGCCAGGAAGCTTCTTGTGCAGCTTCGCGTACTCCGACGCGTGAAGATTGTGTGCACTGCGAGCATTTGAGCGCTTGTCCTCATCGGTCAGGACGATGGCGGGAAGCGGGACCGCTCCAGGAAGAATGGTAGCGGCGCCCTTCGCGTGAGTCTCACGCCACGCATTGTACGCCGCGGCGGCATCCTTCCAGGGCTGCTTCTGAACATCGGTCAGACCCTTCCAGGCGAGAAGCTCCTTGCTGCCGCTCGCAGGAAACGCCTTGGTCTTGGCGTGAACGAGCATGCAGTAGAGGGAGTAGCTGTTGATCTGTCCGGTGCCCTTGTGAATGGCTGCGATCTCCTCGGAAGTGGCCGGAACGGCAAACTCAAGATCGGGGGCCGGACCAGCAGCTGCTTGGGCCGAGGCAGTGAGCGCCGCGATCAGGGCCTTCTGCTTCTCGATCTCAGCAACGAGCTGCTCATAGTAGGGCGTGAACACTTGCTCGGCAAGCTCACGGACCTGAGAAGCCATCGCAAGGGCTGCCTCCATGCCAGCCTCATCAGCCTGATCATCCGGCTTCGAAGCTTCAGCAATGGAGATCTCGATCTGCTCCATAATCTGGGGAAAGGTAAGAGTAGTAGTCATGTTGTTGGGTTGTAGTGGGATGTTTTTGTTGTTGTGATATCCGAGAGAGGAACTGGTTTGAAACGCATCAATTTTATAATATAATATAAGGGCGGCGGTCCGCCCTTATGAACCCTCCCATTGGACCTGCTGCGCAGGTCCGGTTGACGCCTTTGTTACCTTACGAACCCTGCTCTTTTGGACCTGCTGCGCAGGTCCGGTTCACGCCTTTGTTAGCCTTGTGGTCCAATATAATATATATATATATATGTATTAGACATAATATATATGTATTAGACATAATATATATGTATTAGACATAATATATATGTATTAGACATAATATATATGTATTAGACATAATATATATGTATTAGACATAATATATATATGTGTATGGACAATCTATTTATGCTTCTAATATATAGGTTATAGTATCGGCGAAAAAATTGTTAATTAAGATTTTTACTTTGAAATAAACTCATAGCAAATATTATATGTACAACATATTGGCGGATTATAAAAAAGGATTACCAACAATATCACCTAGTGATGATTCTAGTGTATCATCGAATAATGAGAGTGATCTTGAAAACGAAAGTAAGAGCGAGATTGAGAGCGTGAGCGTGAGCGAGAGCGAATTGTCAGTCGAAAGTTCTATAATAGATAACAAATTATACAATTCAAGTTGTAGTAATATAATATATAGTCAATATAGTTCAAACAAATCTACTATATCAGATGCAGAACAAGAAACACAAATAGATAGTGAGAGTGAGAGCGAGAGCGAGAGCGAGAGTGAGAGCGAGAGCGAGAGCGAGAGTGAGAGCGAGAGCGAGAGCGAGAGTGAGAGCGAGAGTGAGAGTGAGAGT